AAGCAAACACAATGATTCCTGTGAACATTTATCCAGTAAAACAAAAACTAGAAATTCGTAGGAACTTCATTTTACTAAACGGTGATGCTAAAGAAAAGTTAGATTTTATCGATACGTATCGTCAAATGGTTTACGGTGCCATAATTGATAACAGTGATGATCCAATTTGGCAAGACACTGCTAAAATTAATGACTTGCTGAAAGACGCAGGTTTGTTCGCCACACACGAAAAGTTTGGTGACGAAAGAGAGTCAGGTGCGTTCACATTGTTAGCAGATACAATTATGACCAAGAAGTTGGAAAAACGTAAAGACGTTGATGTTACTCGTATGTTTGCCAAGTATTGGGTTTATATCAATGAAGAACGTCCAGTACAAGCCAAAGAAGCAAGAATGCTTTATGAATACTTTGATGCTTGTTTTAAAGATGGGTTGAAAGTAGATGACAAGTATCTACTAGACTTTGCATTGTTTTGTAAAGAATACTTTGAAGCCAATTGGAGTGAAACAGGATCGTTCTGGAGCAAGGCAAAACTGTCATATGAAACTTGGTATAAGAAAGCAAATCCAGAAGAGTTTGAAGAAAATGGTTTAAAAGGCTTTACAACAGAACCACGTTTTGGTGTTCCGTTTCTTATTGCACAAATTAAGAAAAGTACCAAACTTAAAACACCCAAGTACAAACATCTGTATGCAGTTGACAAAAAGGATCTTTGGTAAATGATTCGCAATCCAGATAAGGACAAGTTTAAGAGTTCTGCAGTATTAACAGAACAACAACTTAAAGGAAAAACTTGTATGTTGCAAGACTGTGACAACAAGTTGAGTATGTATGAAGGTCCGGGCAGTCAAACATTGTGTAGAGAACATCAATTGGAATGTGTTGAATACGGTGGTATGGGTAAAGCAGAAAGACCACACACGTTCTACAGAGGTTGGAATTGTTCTAGTTGTGGTTATGATCCTAGAACAGACGAATTAAGATTTGGATACATCGATGATGAATATCATAAGTTAAGAGCCATGCGTGGTGTAATGCATGGAGACCATATACACCTTAAAAGTCGAGGAGGAGATGACTCCAAAAGCAACATTCAAACCCTGTGTGTTCTGTGTCATATGGCAAAAACCTATGGTGAAAAGGACTATTTGGGTTCAAAAAAGTTATCCACAGACTGAAAACCCGCATAGAATGGGACTTCTTTAATCACATTTTTGGTTGACTTTTTGGTAGTTCAGACTGTATAATAATATTATAACAAGGCAACAAACAGAGAGGCACAAATGCAAACACAAATAGACACATACATAGAAAACATTAAAAAAGATTATGTTGGTTGGAACAATCCAAAAACAGACTCAGAAAGAACTGTTAGAGACAATATGGTTAAAGAGTTCTGTGAAAGCATCACAGTAAAACCGGGCAAGAAATACATTAAAGTAATGACTGGTAATCATGGTAGTGGTAGATCAGTTCATTCGTTTATAGCAAGTAAAGACTTTGTATCTTCTAAAGGTGTAGAGTTTAAAAAAGGTGATATCCTAAAAGCGGCAAGTTGGGCAATACCGGCTCTGAATGCTCCAAGAGGTAACATTTTTGGTGAGTACGTTGTTAAATGGACAGGTGCTTGTTATATGAATGGTCAAAAACAATTGATGGTTTAATGAGCGAATTAATAGAAAAACAATTAAACAAAATGTACAAACACTTTGAAAAAATAACAGGAGAAAAAAAGATGATAAAAGAAGATGTAAAACAAGTAGTTAAATTTGTAAACGCAAAAGTAGAACCAATGACAATGTGGGGAGTAGCCAAAGAGGCGGCTGTTGATGCCGTGGACACATATATGGAAGGTAAAGAAGAACCTATGTATTGTGGATTTGCTAATATCTCAATAAGACCTGCACAAGGTAAATTTGTTGGTTGGTTAAAGAAACAAGGTATTGGTAGCAATGGTTATAGAGGTGGTTGGAGAGTATCCTACTACGATATTATGCCAGAGAATCATCAGTACAGACACTGTCAATCTTTAGACATTAAAGAAGTGGCTTGTGATGCCTTTGCAAAGGTATTAGAAGAGCAGTATGGTTTGAACGTAATGAGCGAAAGTAGAGCAGACTAATTGGTTGACTTTTTGGTCATTAGAAACTATAATAATAAAATAAGGCAAATTAATTAAGGCAACATAAAGGGCACATATGAAAAACACAATATACGTACTAGAAGGCACTTACAGAAAAACTTCAGTAGAAAATCAAACTTTCCAACTTGTAAAAGGTTATCAACCACACCCTCACAAAGAAGGTGGATTCATTACTGTTAAAATAGAGGACTTGGCAAAGTATCCAGGTGCTACAAAAAATCAAATTAGAATTAATGTAGAGAATGAGAATCAATTAAGAGACTCTGCTCCAGAACAACCTAAAGAAGAATCGGATGCAGAAACTGTTGAAAGAATGAGACAACGTTTTGACATATTAACGGACATGACTAAAGCAACCAAAAGAGGTGATGTGAGAGCAATGATCGTAAGTGGCCCTCCAGGCGTAGGTAAATCGTTTGGTGTTGAGCAAGTGCTTGATAGATATGGTGTTGTTAGTACATTGGGTAACACAAGACCCAAATACGAAGTTGTAAAAGGTGCAATGTCTCCAATAGGATTATATTGTAAATTATACAATTTTTCAGATGCTGACAATGTGTTGGTGTTTGATGACTGTGATTCTATCTTGTTAGACGATTTAAGTTTGAACATATTAAAAGCGGCTTTAGATTCTAAAAAGACTAGAAAAATTTGTTGGAACACAGACTCGCATATGTTGAGAAGAGAAGGTGTGCCAGATACTTTTGAATTTGCTGGTTCAGTGATCTTTATCACAAACATTAAATTCGACAATGTAAAAAGTAAAAAGTTGAGAGATCACCTAGAGGCATTAGAAAGTAGATGTCATTATATTGATCTAACAATTGATACTATTAGAGAGAAGATCCTAAGAATAAAACAAATTGTTACAGATGGTATGTTGAAATCACATGCATTACCAACTGAGACTGAACAGTCAATTGTGGCTTTTATAGATGACTACAAAAGACAATTGAGAGAAATCAGTCTTAGAACTGTGCTTAAAATTGCTGATTTGGCAAAAGCCTTTCCAGAAAATTGGAAAGAAATGGCAAAACAAACAGTATTGAAACCAGTATAGGAGTTGACTTTGATGCCAAAAGATAATAAAATTAGTACAATGAGAACACAACCGCAAGACATTATTGCTAAACTAGAAGCAGACAACAGTAGATTGGCTAAAGAAAAGATTCTGTTAGATGCTATGAATGAAGGCTTGGATGAATTTTTCGAAGGCTTGAAAATGTGTTTGGACAAATTGTACACTTTTGGCGTCAAACAGGTGCCCACAAAAGATGAAGTTATATCTGCACAAGGTTGTAAATGGGAAGTGTTCAAAGAACTAGCAGAAAAATTACACGCAAGAGAACTCACAGGACATGCGGCAAGAGATGCCATTGAACTGGTAATGAGCTCGGCAACTGCTGAACAATGGAATGGATTTTACAGAAGAATATTAATAAAAGATTTAAGATGTGGAGTTTCAGAAAAAACTGTAAACTCTGTGGCTAAAAAGAATAAGTTTGGCAAGTACATGGTGCCCGTGTTTACTTGCCAACTTGCCCATGACAGTACAAACCATGAAAAGAAGTTGGTGGGCAAGAAGATGTTAGAAGTAAAACTAGATGGAGTGAGAGTGGTTACTATTGTATATCCAGATGGTAAAGTTGATATGTTCAGTCGTAATGGAAAAGAGTTTACTAACTTTGGACACATACAAACACAAATTAGTGATGTTGTTAAATCCAGTCCTCCACCGTACCCAGTTGTATTAGATGGTGAAGTAATGAGTGAAAACTTTCAAGACTTGATGAAACAGGTACATAGAAAGAGCGGAGGTACAGCCAAAGATGCAGTGCTTCATTTGTTTGATTTTTTACCATTAGAAGATTTTAAAAAAGGTGCTTGGGACAAAACACAGACGTTGAGAACTCAAATGTTAAAAGCCTGGTATGAACAACACAAAACCAATTTAGACGCCGTTACAGTGCTGGATCATGAAATTGTGAACTTAGACACACCTGAAGGTCAGAAGACGTACACAGAGGTGAATAAGAGGGCAGTAGAGGGTGGTTAT